AGATGATGTCAGGAGTAGAAAGTAATTATATTACTGGATACCACGACAGTCGGAAGACCAAGTGATCCGGTGGCGCACTTATTTTCACTGTGAGATTTATCACGGTTACACCTAAGCTGAGTAGGTGTTGCGCCAGGAGGTTGACCAGCCCTGTATTCTATTGGAGTTGGTAGAAAGGAGGCGGTCCAGCATGAGTGGATCGGTGAACAACTTAGACGCCGAAGTTCTGTTAGAACGGCGTTGTGGCCAGCACTGGGCGTGTAGCCACGAATGCGATCAATGGATCGCTAGGAAGAATCTACGTGCACTAGCAAGCCGTAGTTGGCGTAACAGCCAGGTCAACAGAGCTGATTCTGTGATGAGGGAGTCAGTACTCGAAGTTACTTTACCTCAGAAAAGGGATAAGGTAGCTCAACTCATCGATAGTCTCGTTCAGAATGATTATCATTTTGAAAGAGACGTCTCGCAACAGCGAGAGGCTTTGCAGGAGTTCAGAGGCGAGCACGCATCCAATGGATGGTACAGACCTTTATATCGCAAGGCGCTGCAAAGAGTGGCCGCGATGACAAAGCCAAGAACTTCATTGAAGTTCTATGAGCTCCAAACTCTGCCTGAATACAGAGCGGTAATGTCGAAACCTTCAGCTTCAACGGGTATATTCTCAGTGTATACTAACGTGAAGAAGAAAGGCGACTTGACAGAAACCGAGTTTGTTCAGATGTCCCGGAATGCGTCTGAATTGGTGCGTTCGGGAGCCCCTGGTGATCCAGCTGAATTAGTTACCAGACTACAGCTGTCAATCCCAGTTGATGAGGAAGGCAATTTGTCGTTGACAGATGGCCGACTCGAGTACAAGAGCAAGTCTAGAGTGGCTCAATGTGTAAGTATAGTGAATAACTATATTGAGATGCACATGAGTGTACCTGCTCAGAAGTACATGGCTGGATTGCGGTGGTACGAAGGTGGCAAAACGAGAGCTGAATTACGTGAACTTCTTGGGCGGTGGCGTATGCATTATACTGATTGGTGTTCTGTTGATTACCATCATTATGATGCGCACCTACCAGGTTGGTTCATCACTGACGTGTTCAAGCACGTGGTTCGTCCTTGGTTTGGCAAGCTAAGTGACGAGCAGGAGGCTACGTTCAACTGGATGGTTGACGATTTTGTTAATCATTCCATGTTGATGGAGGACGGTAGTATTGAGGTCTTCCATAATGGAGTGCCTTCTGGCAGTCAGTGGACTAACATGATCGATTCGTTATGCAATTTGGTGATGCTTGAGTATTTCGCAGAACTAAAGGGCAAGACGTACGGTCGTGATTACCACTGTCAGATCTGTGGTGATGACAATCTAATCTTCCATAAGGGTTGGTTTGTCCTCGATGATTATGCTCACTTTCTTGACAAAGTCTTTGGTGTGCCGATGTCCGTAGATAAATGTAGTTATGGTCTACGGATCCAGGACCCTGAGTATCTCTCAACCACCTGGACTCAGTATGGTGAGTGGAGATCCCCATGGGAGCTGATCGTTAAGTTAGTCTGGCATGAACACGGACGTAGCTATGGCGATCAGCCCGGTGAAGTGACTCCATGGCAGGTGATCACTGCGTTTTATCAGATGTGGCCGCGAGGTATGTCTGAGTGGTGTGATCTTGGCAAGTTGCGACGGGTTTCAGGATGCTACGGCTTAGATGGGCTTCTGACGAAAGAGGCGGCTCAGGCAGTTGGAGGTATCGTTGCATACGAAAGTATGTACGGTCCAAAGCAAATGGCTTAAATGTGGGTTTCATTCCCATTGGCAAAGCCTGAAAGTGATGTGG